GCTGCCCCTGGTTACCCTTCTCCATCGTGACGGAGTAGAGCTGCACGAGGGTGTCCATCTCGCCTATGTTGATGCGGTTCTCCATTTATCTTTATCTCAGTTCCCAGCGGCGGTAGCGCCTAAGAAGGTTGTAGGATGCGTTGGTCATCACCTCGACGGTGTCGACCGGATTGTTGAAGAGGGCGGAAGCCCTGAGGATGATGGCCTGCTTGATGTCGTTCGGTACGGCGGACATTCCGGCGGCATAGGTTATGTCGACCCAGTTGCCCTCCGTCCCTTCGGGCAGAGTCAGACCGTCACGCAGTGACCATGTCCAGTCCGTCAGGGTTTCCCCGTCAACCTCCACCCCTGTAACGTCGGAGACGGTACGGGGCAGAGGAATCACATGAGCGGGGAGGGAAAACCTTTCGGTGATCTCCGACAGGGCGATGGTGGTGCCTATCACACCCTCAGCCCATTCGATGGCGGCCTTGAGCTTTGGCTCAAGTTCGGCGTCGAGGTCGGTGGTGGTGATCCTGAGATTGGAGCGGAGATCCGCCACGCTCACAGGCATGGCCTCATATGTCCTGTCGATTATCATGACTGCAGAGGGTTATGCCAAGATATCCGTAATGGCTGCGAAGGACTTGGGCTCGACGACCTTGATGTCGTTCCAGCAGTTCATGACGAGGCGCACTTCAGCCGTGGCCGCGAGGGTGTAAGGGTCGACGACGAGGTCCATTCCGCCCCATTCGCCGATCCAGAGATCCTCCCAGTTGCCGAAGATCATGGCTGAGAGCCCGGTGCCGGTGCCCTTGGTGAGGCCAGAAGGAACGACGTTGCTGAAGTCGTACTTGTAGCCGTTGAGCATTCCGGGATTGGCGCCGGAGAGAATGTAATCGAGGTTGGTACCCCTTGCGGTGGTCTTGAGGGCGCCGTTGACCTTGGCGTTGGTCAGATAAGCGAGTTTGCCCTTGTTGGCGTTCTGCTCGTTGACCTTGGTCTCGAGCTCGACGACCTTGGCCCAGGAGATGGCTCCACCGTTGGTGCCCATGGCGACGCTGCCGATGCCGGTGGTATTGAGGATGCCGGTAGGCTGGTTGCTGGAACCGCTTCCTGCGATGGCGGCTGTCTCGATCAACTGGGCATGGGCGTTCATGAGTTTCTCATAGAGGAGATTCTCGACGTCGAGAGAGGTCTGGCGGAGGAGGTCCTTGGTGAAGGCGACCATGGCGCCGTTGCGGTGGGGGACCATGGTGGCTTTGGCGATGGTGGACTTGCTCACGGAGAGCGAACCTGCCTCAGCGAGCCATGATGCGGAGATGTCGCTTGCGCTGATCACGGGGAGGGTGCCCACCAGGTTGGTGAGGACTGTGGCTCCGAGTCCGGCCACGACAAGCTTGTTGCGGAGAGCCTCGGTGTATTTGGCGCTCATCTCTTCGATGAGGTTGCCTCCGTCGGCTGCGGCGGTGTAGTTCTGACCGGCTGCGGCACGGGCGAGGATGAAGGTAGGGATCACGCGGCCCTGAGGAGCGAGACCGAGCCTCTGGTACTCCTTGGCACCTTCAGCGGCTGCCTCAGCCTCGATACCGGTGAGCTGTCCGTCGATGCACTCGCGGATGAACTTGAGGAAAGAGAACCTCTCACCCTTCTTCGCCTCCTTGTCGGAGAAGCGCTGAGCGGCGATGGCCTGCTCGGCTGCCTCCACCCTGTTGGCGGCGTTGAGTTCTGCGGTGAGATTGTCGATTTTGTCGAGAGCCTTCTTCAGGGCCTCGGCATTCTCGGCCTTGGAAGCATCGATGAGACGTGCTTCAGCGATCGCTGCCGAGAGATCCTTGCGGATGTCTGCAATTTTACGCATGTTGAAAAAGTGTTAAAAGTTATGACTTGCAAATATCTTAACCCCGAAGGGTGAGCTCTGCCTGAGCTATTACTATGCGCTTGCTCGCCTCGAGGGTGAGATCGCGCACTTCTTCCGGCTCGGGTGCCGGAGCGGTTTTCTTCTCCTCCTCCGCCCTGACGGCGTTCATGAACTCATCGTCCTCGATGGCCTTCTTGACCGCGTTCGGGTTGGAGGGTATGTTGACGACCGAGACTTCCAGGAGCTCCTGCCCCTCGAAGTAGTAGGTCTCGTTTTCTTTCCGGAAGGCTTCGTCTCCCTCACCGAAATGGCCCTCGCCTATAGGGACGAATCCCACGGAGACGGCCTTGAGGGAGCCGAACAGGAGCTTGCGGTAGATCTTCTCCGCGAGCTCGTTTATCTCAGCCGGTTCGAACTCCACTTCCACCATGAGCTTCTTGTCCTCGACGTAGGCCCTTCCCTTGCCGATGACGTTGTCAGGGTTGTCGGTAGCGTCCCATGATCCGTACACCTTGTGCTGGTAGCCGATGATCCCGTTCCGGTTGAACCTGTCAAGGTTCCATCCGTCGGGGTTGAGGACGGTGCCGTGGGCGTCGCGGGAGCCGTCGCTGGCGATGAATGTCATTTTCCTGGTACCCTCTTCCGAGCGGACCTGGAGGCCGTCGAACGACCTATGCTGGATCTGTTTCATTGTTGCCTGTCGTTTGAGGTGATTCTTTGCCGACCACTCCCGTGTTGAGAGGGTAGAGCATATCGTCAAGCCCGTCCAAATGCTCGAGGCCCTCCAGCTCGCGCACCTCGTTGCGGGACATGTAGCCGTCGAGGATGGCGTTGTGGTAGTAGGCGCTGCGGGCCTGCGTATCTCCCCTCAGGAGGCCGTCCAGGATGAACTTGACGTCATACTTGGACTGTTCGCGTTCCGAGAAGAGCTTGTACTCCATTTCCATCTCAATCTTCTTGATGATGGGACGGAGAGTATACTGAACGAACTGGATGGTCTGGTGTTCGATGTTGGAGAAGGTGGCGTGGGTGAGCTCCGCCAGCATATGGGGCGGGATGTTGAGTATCCTGCACACGTCGAGGATGGAGTACGTCTCGGACTCCAGCAGCTTCGCCGCTGTCGGATCTATCGGGATGGACTTGTACTTGATGCCGTACTCAAGGAGAGGTGTCTTGAAGTTGTCGCTCGCGGTGTCATAGTGCTTCCGGAAGGCGTTGTACTCTTCGTCCGACATGTGCCCGTCGGTCTCGAGGACGGCCTTGATCTCGCCGCGGCGCTTGTAGTACTCACCGGCGAACTTCTCGGTGGCGACGGACTTGTCCAGCGCCATGGCGTTGTAGAGGACCGGATTCAGTCCGATGATGCCGTCCTGCGACAGGAGCATGAAGTGGAGCATATCCTCGTCGCTCCAGATCTTGTTGAGGAAGGACCTCGCCGAGTCGAAGCCCGCGACCTTGTACCACTTCTTCCCTCCGGAGAGGGCGACGGTGACCTGAGTGGGATGGACCTGATGGAGCGCTACGGGGAAGCCGTCAGCGCCGCGCTCGATGACGGCGAAGGCGTTGCCCCAGCCCTCGAGCCAGGTGATCATGACCGACCAGAAGTCGAAGACGTTGGTGTACTGGTTGGGCCGGACGTTGATGAGCCGGTAGGCGGGGTGCTTGACCTTCTCGACCATTCCGGTCTTGGTCTGTACCCTCACTGTCTTGGGCAGAGACGCCACATTCTCCGCGATTATGCGGACTCCGGCATAGAAGGCCGTTATCTTCAGGGCGCTCTCGTTGTTCACCTGCACCCCGAAGTCGGCAAGAGGTGAGGCGAGGAAGGACTGCACCGCCGAATGGACGGACCGCTTTTCTGCCTCTTTATTTCGCTTAAATATGCCGAAAACTGCCATAAACGCTTAATTTTCGGCAATCTTACCCCTATTTATTGGGCTTTGAGTGAAGATTTCTTCGTTTGTTGAACTTTTTCCTGGAAAAACTGTCCCTGTATACCCGGAAAGCGTCAAAAGACGGGAAGAGCGGCTCACCGTAGACTTCCTCCCTACGGGCGTCCAGTTCTTCGTACACGTCCCGCTGGGTGACATTCCTGTCGGAGGATCTGCGTCGCCTCAGTTCCTCCCAAAAGACATTGATAAACCCTCCCCTGGTCACAAGTCTGAGATCATCCATCTTACAATACCCTTAAAGTGTGTTCAGTGTATATTTCCTTGCTCTCCCCGCTCGTGAGGTTGAGCCAGCCGCCGATGGCGTCTACCAGGGCGACCACTCCGTCTATCTTGTTCCTGGATCTCCCCTTGTCCAGCTTTATGTTGGCGTTCGGGTCCACATAAACCACGACGTTCCCGAACATCCACCGGATGACGGGATTCCCGCCGAGGTTCATCTCCTTCTTTAGGAGGGCGCCCTCCAGCCACTTGGTCGGGACGCTCATGTGCCGGATGTTCTGAGGGTACTCCTTGAGCTTGTCGGTGTACGACCCGAACCGGTTCCGGAGATTCCACATCGCCCAGGGGTCGTACGCTATGCACTCGACCTTGTACTTGCCGAGTTCGTTCAGGAGAAAGGCGAGATACCAGTCCTCGTCGAGGGTGTTGCCCGGAGTGACGATGACCCATCCTTCCTCCTTCCATCTCCGGTAGTCCACCCGGTCCTCCAGCTGGGAGACCTTGGCCTCCGGAATGACGAAGAGGAACTTCACGTAGTTGTGCTTCGGGAAGAAGAACGCCACGGCGGTGACGTCGCTCTTCGACGCGAGGTCAATCCCCACGTAGCACTTCTCCCCTTCGACATCGGGGACGGGGCCGTTGTTGGCAAGGATCACCTCATCTGGAATCCACACCTCCGGAGCGTCCACCCATGTGTTGAGGTTCTTCGTCAGGAAGGCCGCAAGATACGTACCTCCGCGGAGCTTCGCCTCTTCGCACTCGGACCTCATGTAGTCGAGGCTGAGGGAGACTCCGAGGTTCGGGTTGACCTTGTACCAGGTCGCCTCATCGCGCCAGTCGTCACCCTCGTCGGGGCAGAACAGGAGGAGGAAGTGGTTGTCCTTCTCCTTCTTCCCGTCAAGGATGTCCTTGTAGGTTTCGATGTCGGAGAAATAGGGATTGGAGACGTCCGTTCCAGCTGTGGAGATGGACATGAGCACCGGCTGCGAACGGGCTCCCATACCGGTCTTGATGACGTCGTAAATCTCGTTGGTGGGCCATGCGTGGCGCTCATCGCAGATGGCGGCGTGGATGTTCAGTCCGTCCTTGTTCTTGGTGTCCTTGCTCAGCGGTTTGAACACTCCGGAATTGAACGGAGACTTCATGCCCCACTGGTACGGCTTCGTGTCCGCTCCGAATATGGACGCCCTGATGAGCTCGGCGGAGGCGTCGTAGCAGAGCCTCGCCTGCTGCTGATCCACGGCTGCCGTGTACACCTCCGGACCGGCTTCCCCGTCCTTCAGGAGGAAGTAGGAGGCGAAGATGGCGGCGAGGAAGGTCTTCCCGTTCTTCCTGGGCACATAGATGTCCACGTACATGTACTTCCTCAAGCCGGTGGCCTTCCTCTTCAGACCGATGACGTTCGCCATGATGAAGAGCTGCCACGGCTCGGGCTCGAAGCGCCTTCCCGCCATCGGGCCCTTGTAGTGCTTGAACTCACGGGCGTAGCGGACTATCCGGTTGAAGGCCTTCTCATCGAAGAAGAGGTCCTCGCGTTCCAGATCAGCCCGCCACCGCTCGATCGCCTTCCGCTCATAGTGGCAGGAAGGCGCCTTTCCCGACATGACGTCATCGCACCATGTCTGCACAACTTCGAGATTAGTCATCCTGCTCATCCCATTCCTCCGATGCCGTCTTCTTTGGTGGTTCCTCGCCCTTCAGGCGCTTCTTCCCGAGCGGTGTGATCCCGAACATGAGGGCGAAGCGCTTCAGCCTCTTCTCCGCCTCGCGACGGATCTT